ACGATGACCTAACCGTTGCAACCCTCAAGGCGGACTTTCTCAAACTGGTCAAGAAACTCCCCGCCGACCAGCAGGAACGGTTCCTCAAAGACATCGACCAAATGACCCCCGCCCGTTTTGAGAAGGGTATCGCATTCATCCAAAACCAACTCTCTAAAAAATAAACCATGAACAATCTACTATCCCGCCTTAACGCTGACGCATTCGTTGCATTGATGAACGACCGCGAGCAGTATTCCACCACCATCAACGAGTTGCTACAAGTCCTGCAACAAAAGGACTGGTTCCAAGACCTCACCCAAAAAGAGTTGTGGAACTTGTCCATGCACCTTCCCAAAGATATTTGGGATGGGAATATCCGCACGCTTGTTAACCTGTTTCAAACCCGCCCAATCACTAACCCATGAACCATCTCGTCACCATCCCCAAGTCGGACATCAGCAAGGCTGACATCGCCGACATCGCCGCCAACCTCATCCACCGAATCAACGAGGGCGAGGTCAATCCCATCGCCGCCCATGTACGCCTCAAAGCGGTCGTCAAAGCATTGGAGCAAGTCCTCAAATCCACCGAGGACATCGTTCGGGACGAGGCAGAAAAGCACGGCAAGACTTTCTCTGCCTTCGGTGCAGAGATTCAAATCAAGGAGGGTGCGCTTACACCCGACTACACGCACGACCAGGTATGGAGCGACTTGCAGGCATCCATGAAGGCAAGGGAAGAACTGCTCAAGATGGCCTTCCGAAACGCTGGCAAGGCCACGGTGTACGATGAAGCGACGGGCGAAGCGGTCCCTGTATGTCCCGCCAAAGGGACAAAACCATCTATTTCTGTGACTTTTAAGACCACTTAACCATGCCCAAACCAAAAGGAAAAGAAATCCAACGAAGGGTCGCCACCATCTACGCCGTGTCGTACCTATCCTCACGCCCATACAGGGCCACAGAACTCGCTGAAGTGCTTGGGTTGAACCTTCGTACCACCTACCGCATTTTAAGCGATTTACGGGCCTCAAATTGGCTCATCAAAGAAAACCTTACTTATTCAATTCAACCCAATCAAATCCAAAGCCAATGATGAAGGACTTTCCCGAATCTATTGAGGATGGCAAAAAATCCGAGGATTTGTTCATGTTTCTCTTTGCTAAAAAAAACGGGATACCATGCAAGCCATCAACTTACAAACAAAACACGGTTGAACATATTGACTGTTTTTGTGGGGATTGGGCCTTTGATGTAAAGGGACAAAGGAGAAAGAAAAGAGAAAACGACGACTTTTGCGATGACCAAATACTTTTGGAAATTAAAGGAGTTGCAGGTTTTGATGGCTGGCTTTACGGCAAGGCCGAATACATCGCCTGGGAAACATCTGATTCCTTCCTTATCTTTAGAAGGCAAGACCTTGTAAATCATTACGAAGCCAACGAACATCTTTACGAAAAAATCAACCGTCCAAACAAAAAAGACCTTTTTGTATGGGTGCCATTTGACCATCTCAAAACAATTAAATTTTCAATTTTACCTAAAACCCCAATCCAAACCATGAGCAACTACACCCCCCAACCCAACACCTTCACCCTGTTCTCCAACGACAAAGGCGACAATCCGAAGCGGCCCGATTATCGTGGCGATATCATCCTCCCCGACGGGACCAAGATGCGCTTGTCCGCATGGGTCAAGGAAGGGCAGAGCGGCAAGAAGTTCTTGAGCGGCAAAGTGGAGCCGATGAACGAATCCCGTCCCGCCAACGCTTTTGAACCACAGGCTGGAGATATGCCGTTTTAGTGTAACTTTGCCCGAAGATTACATTTGCAATAAAGGCGGTTTGCTGAAGTAGAGGTCAGCAAGTCGTTTAGATAAAAGGGTTCCTCAACTAACCCTGCCCCGACTGCCTCTACCAGTTGGGGCTTTTTTTTACTACCACATGGAAAATAGTTGGTACAAGCACTCCCCAAGCGATTGGCTCGCAGGACGAATCAGCCGCAAATCCTTTGAATTGCAGGGGGCATTCATTCACATTTGTCAAATCTACTGGGTCAAGCACGGGCATTTTACGGCCCATCAAGCAAGCCTTGAAATCGGTCCGACCCTGCTTGGTCAGTTGATGGAGGCCGAAATAATCAAGGAGGAAGGCGAACAAATACGCATTGAGTTCCTTGACTTGCAGATGGCTGACCTTGACCGTCTAAGTCAGCGAAGGAGCGAGGCTGGACGCAAAGGCGGCGAGAACAAAGCCCAAGGAATAGTCAAGCAATATATAGCAAGTGCCAAGCAAATGGTAGCAAGTGCTAAGCAAAACGAAGCAGATAAGATAAGATTAGATGAGATAAGAGAAGATAAGATTGAGATACAAGAGAAGAAGAAGAATACTTGTGTCCTGTTTGACCAATTTTGGGCCTTGTACCCCCGCAAGACCTCCAAGCAGTCCGCATCCAAAGCCTTCGCCAAACTCAAAGACGAGGACCAGCAGAAGGCCATCGCAAACATCAGACGGCTCTACTCCGAAACCCCCATCCAGTTCGTACCCCATGCCGCCACCTACATCAATCAAGCCCGCTGGGATGACCAAGTGATTCCCCGAATATCTACCTTTAGCCAACTAAACCAAAGTGATGACGAACCCCTACCATCTTACCGCTGAGCGCAGGCTCCTCTCATGCCTCATGGACCAATTTATCAACCGAGCGGTCCTCCTTCTGCAAATCCCCGAACGGTTGTTTACAGGAAACCATGTCCTTGTTTACAGGGCCATTGAAGCCCTCCACCGAGCCGAGCGACCCGTTGACTTGGTGGCCGTTCACAAATACCTCATAGACAACGGTCAGGCCCATGTCATCGCAGAGTTCGTGGACATCCTTGACGGCAATACCCTGACCTCTGACTGGAAGGTGTACGCCTCCGACCTCAATGAGGCTTGGAAGCAAAGGGAAGAGCAGAGAATCATGGACGAACTTGCCCATGATAGGGACATTCCCAAAGCCTTCGCCCGCTACCAATCCATGCAGGCCGTTGAAACCAACGCCTCGGAAACCACGGCCCACGAACTCGCCAAGGCGTTTCTCCTAAACATGAACGAGGTCCGTGAAGGAAGGCGCAAGGACTCCATCTTCCCGACCTACATATCACCGATGGACCGAATGCTTACGGGGTTCAAGCCCACCGAGTTTATCCTCTTGGGTGGACGGCCTGCAATGGGCAAGACCCTATTGGCTCTGCAAATAGCCATGAACCAAGCCATGGCCGATATCCCCGTCGTGTTCTTCACTCTTGAAATGAGTGCCGAGCAACTCACCCAGCGGATGCTTTCCAACTTGGCTACAATGGACGGGGCGGCGTTCCTCAACCCGACCGAGCGAATCAGCACCAAGGACTTTATGGATTTGGGACAAAAAGCAGACCTGCTTAAATCCAAGCCGCTCTATATCGTGGACCTGCACCAAGCCAACTTGGACCGAATAGAAGGCGAAATCGCCAAACTTAAAACCAAGTACGGTATTTGCGGATTTTACTTGGACTACCTACAACTGGTTGAACCCACCAAGATTGACAAGGCCAAGCCCAAAATTGAGCAGATGACAAACATATCTAAGACCCTCAAAGCAATCTGCAAGCGGCAGAAGGTGTTCGGGGTCGTGGTTTCCTCGCTATCCCGTGCAACCGAGGGACGCAGCGACCATCGGCCGATAATGTCCGACCTCCGAGAAACAGGGCAACTGGAGTTTGATGCTGACAAGATTGGCTTTGTCTATCGCCCCTACGAACACGACAAAAGCCAGCCTTCGGACCTCATGGAGGTCATTGTCCGCAAGAACCGCAATGGCTCGCTTGGAATCGCAGAGGTCCAATGCCACCTTCCCTTCACCAAAGCCAACGAGTTCCCACCCAATAGAATTGATTTATGATGGAAGAATACAACCTCCAAGCCGCTTGCGTCAAGTTGTTCGCCCTTATGCGTTCCAACGAGCAGGGCTTGCTATTCCTAAACCTCAACAACCCCCGCTCCCGTTCCAATGGATTCTTCCTAAAAGGAATCGGCCTAACCGCTGGCGTGGCCGATATGACCTACCTATCACCCAAGGGTGCGGTGTTCCTTGAATTTAAAACACCCAAGGGCAAGCAGTCCCTGTCTCAGAAATGGTGGCAGGGGGTCGTCCAAGAGGCGGGGTACAGGTACGAGATAATCCGCTCCGTGGAAGATTTCCAAAGAGTGTTGGCTGAATGTGGCTAACTTGTGTATATGTTTGTCCTATTAAACCCCTAACCCATGAAACCAACCCCCACCGATTTCCGCCGCTGGCAAATCCACATCCGCAAGGAGTGCGTGTCTTGCTCCCGCCCCGACCGCTCCGAAACCATTAAGCCTTGGTCCGTGAACTGGACCCTGCTCGGAAGAATCCTTCAAGCC